AAATGATTGCTAAACGCACTCCTGGTGCAGGAACCATGTATCAGTTTGACGAAGAAGTCAGTGTACTCAAAGATAGAATTCGTACAAAATTAGATGACAGTATGGCAGACGAAGCTAAAATTTGCTTTGACTTTGCTACTGAGCTTTTCCAACAAATGTCGGTCTCAAACAACTAAATATATAAAACAGTTGTGAGAGACATGCATGGCATTAAATTTAGATCATCAAAGAGATAGGATTACCACCCAGAGTGGTACATTAAACATTAATACCAACGGGAGTATTAAGATACCTGTTGGTAATACAGCTCAACGACCTCAAGGTGCGGCAGTTGCAACAGGTCAACTTAGATTTAATACACAACTTAATAGATTCGAAGGTTACAACGGCTCAGCTTGGCAAAACATTGGCGGCGTAACTGATGCTGACCAAGATACGTTTATTGAAGTAGATAATCCTCTAGACAATGACACTATTAAATTCTTCACAGTTAATACAGAACGTGCAAGCATAGATGATACTGGTAAATTTACCGTTGAAGGTGATGCTGAGATTAAAGGTAATGTTAGTATTGGTGGCAATATTACTATTGGTGATGCTGATACAGATAACATCAATATCAATGCAGAGTTCAATAACAGTCTTATACCAAACGGAGATGATACTTTTAGTTTAGGTGTTACTGGTAAAGCATGGAAAAATTTATTTCTTAGTGGCACTATAGATGCTAGTACAAGTACACAATCTTTTATTCTGCCTCAAGGTACAGATGCTGAAAGACCTGGTACTGCACAAACAGGTATGTTACGTTTTAGCACAACAACTAACAAAGCAGAAGTATATAATGGTACAGCTTGGGTAGAAGTAGGCACAACACCTCCTGTAACAGAAGCATTTAAAACTATCGCAGTTAATGGGCAAAACGATATTATTGCTGACATAGCTGAAGATACACTTACATTTGTTGCTGGTAGCGGAGTTACACTCACAACTGACAATGCTACTGGATCACTTACTATTGATGCTCCTGAACAAAACTTGTTTAACACTGTAAAAGTAAGTGGACAACCAGACATTACAGCAACTAGTACAACTGATGATATAACATTTGTTGGCGGTACTGGTATTCAAATTACAACCAACAACACTACTAATGAAATTACAGTACAAACAGTAGGTGGTGGTGGCGGAACTGCACAAAACGTATTTGATAAAGTTGCAGTTAGTGGACAAAATACAATTATTGCAGATAACGTTGCAGATACCATTACAATGATTGCTGGTACTGGCATGACTATTACAACTAATTCAAACAACGATAGTATAAGATTTGATGTTAGTGGAGGTTCTCAAAATGTATTTGATAAAATCGCAGTAGCAGGACAAACTACTGTAGAAGCAGATCAAGTAGGAGATACACTTACACTAGTAGCAGGAACTGGAATATCAATTACCACAGATGCTATTACAGATAAAATTACTATTTCAGGTGCGGCACAATATGGCGATAGCGATGTAGACTCACATTTAAATCAAGCTACAGCACAAATTGGCGAAGTACTAAGTTGGAATGGCAGTGATTATGATTGGGTAAGCAATGCTGGATATACTGATGCAGATGTAGATACACACTTAAATCTAAACACTGCTTCGACTGGACAAGCATTAATATATGATGGTACAGATTATAGTTGGGGTACTGTAGGCGGTACAATTACTATTCAAGATGAAGGTACAAGTTTAACTACTGCGGCTACTACAATTAATTTTGTAGGACCTGGTGTTACTGCAACAGGCACAGGCGCAACTAAAACTATTACTATTACAGGTAGCGGCGGTGGAGGCACAGGCGATGCAATTATTGACCAAGATGCTGATACACATATTAAAGTCGAAACTGTAGCAGACGAAGATAAAATACGTTTTACTACAGCAGGTACTGAACGTGCAAGAATAGACAGCAATGGTGACTTTATAATTGGTGATCCTAACAGTGCAACATTTTATAAACTGCCAACTGCTAGAGGCACAACTGGGCAAGTTCCAGTATTAGACGCTCAAGGTAATGCAACATTCCAAACTATTGCACAAGGTAGCGGAACAGCTTATTATCAAAATAATGCACCAACTGTTGGTGTTGTTTCTGGTGACCTTTGGTTTGATACGGGTACTACTGCTGAACTTTATGTATATACAGGCGGTGAATGGATATCTGTTGTTAGTGGTGCTGACACAGGTTTTATTCCTGTAAACTTTACAGCTAATGGATCACAGACAGTCTTTGATCCTAATGCAGGCGATGGCACTATTAGCATGGTGTTTTTAAACGGTGTGTTGATGCAGAACACAAACGATTACACTGAAACAAATGGAATAATTACCTTTCAATCAACACCACAAAACGGCGATCAAATTGATGTTATCATTACTGGTGAGATAGTTGCTATTACACTTCCACAACTAGGATTATCAAACCACACATTAATTAGTATTGACGGATCAGGTAACTTAGAAGCTACTAGCTTAACAGCTCAAAATGTAGTTTCAACACAAATTCCTTATGCAAATGTTAACGGTAAATTAGTTGGTGATAGTACATTAACTTGGACAGGTGCAACATTAAGTGCAGTAGGCACAGGAGCATTTGTAGGACCAATGGGAACTACTGCACAGAGACCTACTGGTGCTCAAGGACTTACACAAGGTATGTTCAGATACAATACATCTATTCATGGCATGGAATTTTATCATGGTGGCGGAAATGGATGGCAAAAACTATTAGCAGGAACAGAAGCAACCGAAGACAGTGACGGTGACACGAGAATTGCATTTGAATCAGGTGTTGACAATGATGAAATAGACTTTTTTACAGCAGGTGTTCAGCGTATGCAAATTGACGCAAGCGGAGATCTTGCATTTGGAGCCAGCTTAAACAAATTTACAATAGATTATGCAACAGGTGCAACACAAATTAACGGTGCTAATGTACACAGTGGCAATAGTGGTGTAACTGCTGGTTCTTATGGAGCAGGAACACTTATTCCGGCGATTGTTGTAGATGCAGAAGGACATATAACAAGCATAAGCACAGTAACTCCTGTGTTCACACCAACTGCTAATAGCATTAATGATACACACATTGATTTTGGTACAGGAACAAATCAAGTTAATACAGACGACTTACCTGAAGGCTCAACAAACAAATACTTTACAGCAGGACTTGCGGATCTATTACTTGATACTACACCACAACTTGGTGGAGATTTAGATGTTAACGGAAACAGCATTGTAAGTTCTAGCAGTGGTAATATTGTAATTCAACCTAATGGTCCGGGCATTATTGTTTTAAGCGGAATGAACTTTCCAACTTCGGACGGAACAGCTAATCAATTTTTAAAAACAGATGGTAATGGACAATTAGGATTTTCCAGCAGTTACACTTATTCACCAGCAGTAACATCTGATTGGAACGGCACTGCACCAACAACTATTGAAGAAGCAGTTGATAGATTAGCCACAGTTGTAAAAGCACTAAATGGTGGAACTGGAGCATAATGAGATAACATGGCAATAAATTTTCCTACAAATCCAACCAATGGACAAACATTCGTAGCACTAGGCAGAGGCTGGCAGTTTAATTCAACTTCTGGAAGTTGGGAAGCATTGATCCGTGTTAATACTGCATTTGACAGTGATGATGTACCGCAAGGTACAAGTAACTTGTATGCATCTAACGAAAGCATTGATGATAGAGTTGGGTCATTACTACAAGCTGGTAACAATATTACAATCAACTATGATGATGCTAATGACCAACTTACAATTAACGCAACTGTTGGATCCTCTTTTGCAACTGATCTTTTACCTGATCAAACTAATTTAAGAGACATAGGTAGCACAACACTAAAGTGGAAAGACTTGCATATGTCAGGTAATGCAGTCATTGACGGTAATCTTACCGTTAATGGTTCAACCACCACTATAAATAGTACCCAATTAGACGTAGATGACCTTAATATTACTATAGCTAGTGGTGCAGGTTCGTCAGCCGCGGCAGATGGCGCAGGCATCACAGTTGATGGTGCAAATGCTACATTTACATATACAACATCAGATGATCGTTGGAATTTAAATAAAGAACTTAATGTTGCTAGAGTACATGGAAATTTAACTGGTAATGTAACAGGTCAAGTTAGCGATTTAAGTAATCACACTACCGATTCACTTTCGGATGTAGACTATAGTGTTAATGCTCCAAACCAAGGAGACATGCTTGTATGGGACGTTACTCATTATCGTCCAGCTGTGCCATATGCAACAACTAATTTTGATACAGACTTCGCTACAAAAGGTATTGAAGACTTATCTAATGTAGATATAGCAAGTATTACCGATGGTCAAATTATAGTTTGGGATAATGTAAACTCAAAGTTTATTCCAGGTGATCCATATTCAACTGGATCTTTTAACACTGATTTTGGCACTAAGAGTATACATGATCTAAGTGATGTAGTGAATACTGGATTAGCAGGCGGTAGAGTTTTAGTCTACGATCAAAGTGCTGGTAACTATGTACCGTCATTGATTACAGCCGAAAACCTAAACACAACAAATAGTTTTGTGGATGAATTTACAGCAAATGGCGGAACAGCCATATTCACACTCAGTCAGAATCCTGGTACAAAAGCAAACATACAAGTTTTTGTAGATGGAATTCCTCAACTTAATAGTAATATAACACTAAGTGGAAATACTATTACACTAGGAGGCACACCACAAAACGGTCAAATAGTTGAAGCTAGAGGTTATGGTATACTAAACAACATTGGTGCTCCTAGTGATGGAACAGTTACAAATGCAAAACTAGATTTAACATATACTAGTGATCAATATATAGGAAATGGTAGTTTAGCACAATATACAATCCCAGGAGGTCATAGTGCTGATAGTATATTAGTAATACTAGACGGATTAATTTTAACTCCTGCAGATTACGGCGTAAGTGGAACAACATTAACATTTGCTAGTGCTCCACTCAATGGACAACAAATAGATATAAGGTACTTACCGGTATGAGTAGAGTAAGAGATAAGGCAGATTTTCAATTTGCAGGTGAAGATTATACACATGGTAGTGGAGTCAAATATGTAGCAAATATGATACAAACCACCGACTTAACAGCAAGTGGTAATATTGTAGATGTACATTTACAAGACATACAAGATGTTGATGCAATATCAGCAAGTGACGATGGAAAAGTACTGTCTTATGACCATGCTACAACAAGTTTTAAGTGGGCATCAAGTGCCGCAGGAAGCACATTAACAATTCAAGACGAAGGCTCAACGCTTACAACTGATGCAACTACACTTAACTTTGTTGGCACAGGTGTTACAGCTAGCGGTACAGGAGCAACTAAAACAATTACTATCAGCAGTGGTGGTGGCGGTAGTATGAATGATCTTGTTGATGATGCAACTCCGCAACTCGGTGGTGACTTAGATGTTAATGGAAACAGTGTTGTATATACTTTTAGTTTATCTGGCAGTTCGTCTCCTAACTATGTGTTTAGTGATACAAATAATCACTTTTTTACTAGTAGTCAAAATAATCCAACATTGTACCTTACTAGAGGAGTAAGATACGATTTTACTAATATTGCGGCAAACCACCCATTTAGAATTCAAAGTGTCAACAGTGCTGGCGGAGCACTTTATGTTGGTGGAGTAGTTAACAACGGCGGAACTAGTACAGTTAGATTTACACCTCCGATGAATGCACCGGATGAATTATATTATTACTGTGGTGCTCATAGTTCGATGAAAGGTATTATAAAAATTCTTGGCGGATCTGGTACAGGTGACATTTCTTTTAGTGGTAGTGTTATGAGCAGTAGTGGATCATCTATTACAATAAATGATGCTTTAAACATCACAGGAAATTTAACAGTTAATGGTACGACAACAACAATAAACACAGCAACACTTAATGTAAGCGATAACATTGTAGTGCTTAACAATGATGTAACTGGAACTCCAACAGAAAATGCAGGCATAGCAGTAGAGCGTGGAACTAGTGATAACGTTGATATAAGATGGAATGAAACTACAGATAAATGGGAGTTTACAAATGACGGGACAACTTATAGTGATATAGGATCCGGTGGTAGTACTGGGGATATAAGTTTCTCAGGCAGTACAATGAGCAGTAGCGGTTCAACAGTAATAGTTGATGATGACTTATCAATAACGGGCAGTATAACAAGTACACAATCAGGTTCTCCTGTTATATCAAGTGCGAGTAGTCTTACACTAGAAGCTGATTCTAGCAGTAGAGTACATGTTAGTCAGAGTCCATTGAGATTGTACAACGTATCAACAACAAATAGAAATGCAATTACACTAGCAGACGGTGACATGGTTTATGATAGCACTCTCAATAAGACGTTTGTTGCTGAAAATGGTTCTTGGAAATCTTTATTTACAGCAGGCTCAGCAGGTGCAGGATCATCAAATCAGTTTATAGGATCTGTAATAGAAGAGTCAGCTACTTCAAATACCAATGCTGGTACTATTGTTTTCTATTCAAACGATTATCAAATTTTAAGATTAAATGTAGATCAACAAAACAACAGAACACTTTTTATAAGTGGAGACAGTGGCACTACATTTGATGGTAGCACATCTACTAATCAAGTTAGAACACTAGCAGTGTCATTTCAAAATGGATCTACAGGTTATTATATAAGCACCGTACAAATTGATGGTACCACAGTTACACCTCAGTGGTCAGGTGGCTCAGCACCAACTGCTGGTAATGCCAATAGTACAGATTGGTATACTTTTAGCGTAGTAAAAACAGGCTCAGCGACATTTGAAGTTTTTGGAACAATGACACAATTTGCGTAAGGATATTTGATGCCAATTATAAGCACAACAGGTACAGCAACAGTCAAAGCATACGGCGGAATTGGAGCAGGTGCAGGCGGCACTGCTGAAGGTTCTGTAGAGTTCCTTACAGAAACAACTAATATTAATTCTCATCAATCATGGACAGTGCCGGCAGGTGTGACTAGTATAGATATATCCGCTATTGGTGCTGGAGGCGGTGGCGCACAAGGACTTTACTCGTCTGGATCCGGAGGCGGAGGCGGAGGTGGTGGATACGTCTATGTAAAAAACTTGACTGTAACTCCTGGAGAAACATTTTATTTCATAATAGGTAAAGCAGGAACAGGCGGCTATCAAAATACAAACTCTCCTTTTGAAACTGTAAACGGAGCAAGTCAAATATATCCTACTAATCAAGTTAATGGAACTGACGGTGGAGACACACGCATAAGTTATACAGGTGATCCCAACTATAGTAGTCCTACAAGTTATATATTATCAGCCTATGGCGGAAAAAATCCTGGTGCATCTTCCAGTGGAGGTATCGGTGGCGGTACTAACTATGTTAATTGGGTGAACCAAAATGGAGATATAACAGTTTTAACTGGTTACAATGGAAATACGCAACGAAGCTCTATTGAAGCTGGCGGAGGAGGCGGAGTCGCGTATGGCGGTATGGGCGGTTATGGTATAGGATCATTTCATCGAAGCACTGGAGGATTTAACTATCACAAAGCCGCTACTGGTGGCGATGGCGGCGGCATGCGTTTATACGGTGGAACAAATTCAGGTGGTAACGGAGCAGACGCACCAGCAATGGGGTTTACAAGTCCTTATAACTATCAAGTGGCAGGTGACGGTCAAGCTGGAGGAACTGGATCAACTACTGGCTACGGAGGTGGTGGTGGTGGCGGAGCCGGCGGACAAATTAGAAATCAAACTATATATTCTGGCGGTGGACAATTTACATATCGTTGGTTTTTAGGTAAAGCAGGAGAGGATGGAAAGCAAGGAGCAATAAGATTCTCATATCCTGGAACAGCTCCGGCAACACAAAGTTGGACAGGTGGCGAGGGAGTATCTGGCTCAGCTGTAACACACGGACAATGGAGAACCACGTCTGACAGTACAACAAGTAATACTCAAATATGGATCAGACAGCAAACTACAGGAGGCAATTCACAAAGTACGTTAGCAGTTGGTCTTAGAAATGCATTAAATAATTTGTCCGTAGGTGATACTATTACCGTAGAAACATTTAATCCTGACAAAGTCTTTACTATCTCAGGTGGCATAAGTGTAGTGAATGGATATTATGGTAATACAGATTATACCAGTTGGTTCTTTGATGTTGATGCACAAGGTTTAACCAGCAGTACATATTTTTATAGCTTTACTATTGAAGGATAACACACTAAATATGTATAGCAGATGGACACAGTAAATGCCTTTAAACAAACTAAAAACAATCACAATTAACCAAGCTGGAGCTACAGATGGTCAAGCGTTAGTATGGTCAAATTCTAACCTTCAATGGCAACCAGGTGCTGGTGGCGGTGGTGGCAGTATGTCAGATGTAGTAGATGATACTAGTCCACAACTAGGAGGCGATTTAGACCTTCTTGCTAAAAATATTGTTGGTAATGGTAACATTGATATTAATGGTCACTTCCATGGTACAAACATAGAACTAGAAACTATAGAACCTACTTTACAATTTAAAAGACTTAATAATGCAAATGTACCTGCTATTAAATGGTTAGGTCAAGCAGGTGTAGAAGGTGCAAATATTACATTTGATGGTACTAATGGCAATACAAATCAACTTGCATTTCAAACCTATGACGGTTCTACTTTAGCAGAACGTTTTAGAATTACATATGATGGTGTTAAAGTTACAGGTACTATAGAAGGTGCTAGTGATGCTGAATTAAAAACTAGTCCAATAAGAATACACAGTAACACAATTAATACAAATACAACTGTAGCATCAAGTGAAAATGCAGTATCTGGTGGACCAGTAACTATTGCAAGTGGTGTAACAGTTACAGTGAGTGGTGATTGGACAGTGGTATAATGGCAAGCGTATTAAAAGTAGATCAACTACAAGGTGTATCAACAGCCTCAAGTGTACACATTCCAGGACATATAATACAGATACAAAGAGCTAGTATAGGTGGTAATATTTCGACCTCATCTACTACTCCGGTTGCTAGTGGTTTACAATGCAGTATAACTCCTTTATATTCCACAAGTTTAATTCAAATTAGATTACTTGGTGGAAGAAGTTACGTTGCCGCTAACCAACAATTAGATGTAAGTCTTTACAAAGATGGTTCAAATGTAAACACAGTTGGAACTGGTCGTTGGGAATCTATGTATACAAATGGAACAGATCATCATCACGGAGGTTACTCAGCATGTTGGTTTGAAACAGCAGGCAACACCAGTGCAAGAACATACGAACCTTATTTTGATGTTGGATCAGGAACAGGGTATTTTACTAACAGCCCAGGTGGAAATAATGAATACTTGGTACATCTTGTAATAAGTGAGATCGCACAATGAGTACACTCAGCGTAAACAATATTGTTGAAAAAACAACAAGTCATGGTGTAAAAATTCCGGGACATGTTGTTCAGGTCGTACAACATGTTTTTTCTCCTGTAATAAGAGCGGCAAGCGGTAGTACAAGTTTTTCAGCTACAAATATTTCAGGTGCAATTACACCAAAATACAACAACAGTAAAATACTAGTAATGGTTTCAACAACAGGTAACAATAATAATACAGATGATACAACTTGTATTGCTACCATCTACAGAGGCAATACAGACTTGAGTGGACAGACTCAAGGTATGTGTGTAGTTGAGACTAGAGGTGCTAGGTCACACGGAGCAATATCTATGAATTATTTAGATGATCCTCAAACAACAAATGCAACTACATACAGTGTTTATTTTAGATCAAGCACTGGGTCAACAGTTGAAATACCCTTTTCTGAATACGAAACTGCCACACTTATATTACAAGAGGTTGCACAATGAGTACACTAAAAGTAGATAATATTCAACACACCAACGGTACAAGTGCTATGTCGATTGACACAGCTGGAAGAATACTTACTCCAGAAAGACCTACTTTATTTGCTGATATGCACAATGGAAGTAGTGCGGCTTACGATACTATACAAAATATGTCTGTTGTTCCGTATAGAAGAGTTATATCTGGTTCTGGAATTACATTAAGTACTGGGGTTTTTACAATTCCTATTACAGGTTTTTATCAAATTAATGCAACAATATTAAATAATAATTTAGAAGACCTTGAACTAGCTCTTACAGTTGGTGGTACTAGTTCTAGTAATATTATACTTAGAGCTTTCTCAAATGATGACAACAGATTTGTTAATCTTCATATGGCATTACAGTTAAATGCAAATGATGCTTGTAGAATAATAAACGCTTCTGGCGGTGCTAGAGGATTTCATAGAAACACAGATGCAACTGACAGGTACAGTGCATTATCCGTTTACTTAATCGGATAAATATTGGTATCAAAGGAATATACGAATGACAGATATAGCACAAGCATTAACTGAACTAGGCATTACAGAATGGGTCTTAAGAGGAAAACCCACAAGCAAAGAAGAATTTGCCAGTATGTATGCCAAAGTAACAGGTGCAGACGCTAATGGTACAGCAATAGAAAGCACAGCAGAAAGTGATTGGGGTTGTACTTGGGAAGATGTAAAAGCAAAAGCAGATGAACTTCTAGCCGCAGAACCTATGCGTTTATTGAGAGAAGAACGCAATCGTAGAATTGCTACAAGCGACTGGATGGCTAACAGTGACGTTACAATGGCTGATGATTGGAAGACATATAGACAAGCACTCAGAGATATTACAGAATCAGCAACTAGTTTAGATGATGTAACATGGCCCACTGAACCTGGAGAAGGATAATGCCCACAAGTAAGAATTTTGAACTAGGTAGTTTTGCAGGAAATGTTGATCACGATCCAAGTACTGGTGATACAGAAATTTCCAACAATATTACACTAACAGGTGAACTCAGAGGTCCGAGTACATTTATTATTGACCCAGCTGGCATAGGTGATAACACAGGTCTATTACAAGTTAAAGGTAACTTGCAAGTAGATGGCACTACAACTACAATTAACAGTACAACACTAGATGTAGATGATAAAAACATCACTATAGCTTCAGGATCCCCAAATGCGGCATCGTCAGATGGAGCAGGATTAACAGCAGACTTAGGTGTTGACGGAACAGCAACATTTACATATGACGCCGCCAATGACCGCTGGACAATGAATAAATCTTTGTTTGCAACCATCGAAGGTATGAGCATAGATGACCTCACAGACGTTGATACAACTACAAATGCTCCTACAACTGGGCAAACTATTGTGTGGGATGGCGCCAAATTTGTACCTGGAGATAGCTTCAGTCAAGCAGAATTTGATACATCATTTGCGGCGAAAAATGTAGGAGATCTCAATGATGTTGATACTACTGGAGTTGCAGACGGACAAGTTTTAGTATATAGTTTAGCAAATAGTAGATTCGAACCAGGCACCGTAAGCGGCGGAGGCGGCGGTGGAAGTGGGTTGTTTGCCTTGTTAGATTTTTAATAAATAACTATAACATACAAGGAAGAACATGCCAGCATTTACGACATATAAAACATCAACTATTAACACTACTACAGGTACAACTTTAGTTACTTGTGGTGCTGGACAACACTTTTTACATAGTGCATATGTTACTAATGTCGAAGGCAGTGCATTACCTATTACATTAGAAATAGTACATGCAGATACAACTGTGACACATGTTGCTCACAAGTTGAAGCTTTTTCCTAATGAAACAGTGGACTTGGTATCTCAAAATAAAATATACTTACTAAATGGAGATGCCTTAAAAGTTAAAGCAGACAGAGCGAGTGCTTTTACTGTAACAGTCAGCTTATTAGACCAGGCGTTATAAAATGACAATGAATAATTCAAGAACAGATAGTACAGGCGGTATATATACAGGAACACAATATGGTGATAAAACATTTTATGGTTTTAGATTCGATGGGTCAACTGGAGATTTACAAATAGAAATCATTGATGCCAATGATGAAGATCCTATTGTAATACCTGATACCATTTATCCAGAGATAACGGATGCAAATGCATATGTTCAACACTTTTGGAGTATTGATGCTATCGAGTTTGATATCGATAGTTCAGGTCATTTAAGGATGAAGTTTTTATCATGAGGACTGGCATAAATACATTTAGTAAATTTAAAGACAGGACGCAATAAATGGCTACGATTATAGACCTCGGAAAACTTAGATTTCACTTTGCAGGCACCTATGATGCCGCAACAGAATATGAAATGAATGATATCGTCAAGTACGGCGGTAATGTTTATGTATATGCCAATGTGGTTAAGAGTACAGGAAACATTCCTACTAATAACGCATATTGGACATTAATGATCGAAGGCTTCAAGTTTAGATCTGAATATGACGCGGCAACGCAATATCGTGTAGGCGATGGTGTTACACACGGTGGTAAAGTATATATTTGTGTATTAGATACACAAGGAAACACTCCTCCGAATCCAACATACTGGAGTCAATTTGCAGACGGTATTCAATGGGAAGGTGACTTCAACATTGCAACTGCATATCAAAAGAATGACCTTGTAAAATACGGGTCTCAGGTCTATATTGCAAAACAAGATACAACAGGTAATGCGCCAACAGATACAAACAACTGGGACAAATTTGTTGAAGGTATTAGTGCTGAAGGTGTATACAACTCAGCCTCTACATATCAACCAGGAGATTTAGTAGCATACGGTGCAAACATTTACAGATGTACACAAACATCATTAGGTAATTTACCAACAAACCTTGCATACTTTGAAATTTTTAGCACAGGTAATGATTATCAAGGCGAATGGAATACTAGTTCTAACTACAGAGTTGGTCAAACAGTACGCTATGGCGGAAATGTTTATAGAGCAAAAGTTGACAATGTAAATACACAACCTGACACTAACACAACAGAATGGGAAGTGTTCAGTACTGGTGTAAGAACCAGAGGCGATTGGGCTACAGCAACCGACTATGCAATTAATGATATTGTTGCATATGGAGGTAACACATATGTTGTTTTAGAAGGACACACTTCAGGTGTATTTGCAACAGATTTAGCCGCAAATAAATGGCAAAAATTTAATAGCGGTGTACGCTATATGGGCATATGGACAATTGGCGTCGACTATAAAAAAGACGATATTGTTAAAAACAGTGTGAGTACATATATTGCAAAAATAGATCATACAGCCGGCGCAGACTTCTTTATTGATTTGAACACAAATAATTATTGGGATGAATTTGTTGCAGGTGCTAGTTATGTGCTTCCAAATACAGCAGGTAATGCTGGTAAGTATCTACAAACACCAGATGGTTCAACATACAGTTGGCAGTTTAGTGGTGAAAATGACAAAATTTTCTATGTAAGTGAAGACTCAACTAGTAGTGCTGATGATGTAAATCACGGTGCGGCTATTGACTATGCGTTTGCTAGTGTTAGATATGCATGTGATTATATTAATGCAGACGTAGCAAACAGAACACCAGCTACAATTTTTATCAAAGACGGAACTTATAGTGAAGTGCTTCCGATACATATTCCACCAAATGTTACTATTGTTGGTGATGGACAGCGTAACTGTATCATTCAGCCAGCGGCTGGTAATGGAGACAACGGTGTACCTAACGCAGAAGAAACTATGTTTTATGTGAACACAGGTACAATGATTGAGGGTGTAATTTTAAAAGGCTTAACAGGATTTAGTCTTGGCACTCCTGGAGATCCACTAACTAGTACAGTAAAAGGTTGCTATTTTAGATTAGAACCAGGTTCTACAATACTTAAATCACCTTACATCAAAGAATCAAGTGCGTTCTCAACTGGAGGCGTAGGTGCTATTGTTGATGGATCGGTTGTTGCCTCAGGCACAGCGGGTAGTATGGTGTTTCACACATTTACACAAGTGCATGATGGCGGTATTGGCTTTTGGGTAAGCAACAACGGATTGAGCGAGATTGTTTCTTGCTTTACTTACTACTGTGATTACGGATACGCAACAACAGGCGGCGGTAAGATTCGTGCATTGAACGGAAACAACAGTTATGGTATGTATGGTGCGTTGAGTGCTGGATATGATACAAACGAAGTAGCCGCAGATGGATATATCTATGGTGATACACTAACTTATACTAGAGCATCACTTAATACTACTGACGGGTTTACTGTGGGAGATAAAGTTACTCATGGTACAACAACTACAAACAAACCAGCAACAGCGGTAAGCATTGAACCAAACATGACCATTACTACTGCAAAAGATGCAACGGTGTCAGCAGTAACACAAGCTAACCCAGCAAGTGTAACAGCTACAGCTCATGGATTTGCAACAGGGCAGTCAATTAGTTTTGCAGGCGTAGTTGGAATGACAGAACTTAATGGTAACAGTTATACAATTACAGTAGTAGATGCAGACACATTTACACTAGATGGAACAGACAGTAGTGGATTTACAGCATACACCAGTGACGGTACAGCAACACTAGGCGGAGCACACGGCTTTGCAGACGGTGATATGATGGCATTTAAAGACGTACTGCCAAATGATTGGGCAAAGACATTAGGTAGTCATGGCACAGCTAGCATGTACAATAGAACTTGGTATGTTGATGTTGTTGATTCAACAAGTTTTAAAGTTTGTACAAACCCAGACTTAACAAATTATTTTGATAGTAGTGCAATTAATGGGTGGAGTACAGTAACAGAAGTAATTGCTGATGCTACTAGAAGTAATCCAGTTATCTTAACAATAACAGGACACGGATATAGTAACGGACAGGAAGTAAAAAATATTACTGGCGTAGTTGGTATGACAGAACTTAACAACAATACATACTATGCGAATAATGTAACAGCGAACACAATTGAATTGTTCAGTGATGCTGGCGTAACAACT